CCAGTATTTCCATGTTCGATCCTTCTAGCAGTGATAGATTATATTTCCGCCCGGATAGTATGGTCGCGGAGCAAAAAGGAAGTGACGGTTATATATATCAGACCCAGATAATGGGAGGACGCATAATTATGGTTAAAGGTTCTGAGATTGTATGGGATCAAAACCAATTGCCCAAATAAAATGAAGTGATATGGAACTTAATTCGATAAATAAAACAGGTACTTGGAGTGAGGCGGCAGATCGGCTTAACTACAATTTTAGTAAGACTTCTACCGAGATTGATAAGGTCAAGCAGAACAGTGTCCGCAACAAGGGATTGTTTTCTACGGAAGAAGCATTGCATGCTGCTGTCCCATCTCCAGTTGTGGGCGACTGGGCTGTCGTGGGGGATACCATACCCGGTCCTATATATGATTGCAAGATAAAGGGGAAATGGAGTCCTACAGGAACAACCGGAGGCGGTGGAAGTGTTGACCTTTCCGGCATCTTGACAGCCGAGGAGATAGATGATGTAACATCAATATTATAGGTATGAAAATTAATTATCAGTCCGATTTTAAGATCATAGAGAAGAACTTGAATGGGGATGTGAATACTCCCTTCCGGTTCACTTACCGTACAGTCCTGTCGGGATGTGTTGTTGCGGAGTTTGACGGGCACGGGTACAAGAACTGCCGTAGGCTTGATGATGGTAGTCTGCTGGTCATTTTTGACAGGCATGGACTCCGTCCCGGCACTCTGTCGGTCAAACGCGAATACTATCTTTCTGATGCTGATTTTGCCGATGGTATCTGCAATCTTGTATCGGTGGAGATTACAGGTGTTATCCTCGTTTCCGGCAAGACGGATGAGAGCACAGCGGAGATCATTCCCTATCCGGATTATGCCGCATACAATGCGGTGCAGAGCGTATCTCTGTCAGATCAGGAGTATGATGATGTGCTGAGTGATTTTAAGAGTTAATCAATAATTACATAAAATAACAACAGTCCAAGTTCCGGCGGAACTTAGGCTAAAAACAGGAGATATTATGGCAAAAATGCATAAACTGACGAAGGGCGGACAAACCATATTCCCAGCTACCATCTATGATGCGGTGGTCAATCCCCAAACACGCAAGAGCCTGACAGCGGAAATAGCTGAATTGGAAAGTTCCTTGAATGGTGGTGATACCGGATATATCAAGCTTAATATCCAATCGTGGGTAACAGGCCAGTGGACGGGAGAAGGATCATCATTGACTCATAATGATAACTCTTCTTATAAACGTAATACTGAGGTGAGTACTCTTATTAAAAGAGGCGCAGTTTTAACAATGTATGAAGCCTCCGGAAAACAAGTGAAAATGAATGGTTATGGTATTACATTCAAGTTCAGAGATTCCGCAAAAAACAAGGTAGAATGGAGATGGTATGAATCCGGTAATGGTATCCAGATTGGGAATACTGATGCTGTTGAGATTTATATGACTGTTGCATCATCCGGTATAGAGTCTTTGAACGGGTTTGTAATTAAGGGAGCTTATGTGAAAGGAGCCGGGGATAAAATCAGTGAGCTGACAGAAAATGTGGAATCTTTGGAACGATCTACGGCTGACAATATAGAACATATATCCAATCTTGACGAATCGGTTAATGGTGGCAATATTGGACGCATATATATTAATGAGAATGATCTGGTTACCGGACGCTGGACAGGTGAAGGGAAAAATCTGAAAGCAGATTCGATGGAGGGATATTTGCGAACGAAAGAAATATATGACATAAACTTGAAAGCCGGTGACTTGGTTTCTGTATATGACAAGACTGGAAAACAAGTGAAAGCCAACAGTCTCGGACTGAATATGAAGTTCAAAAACTCGACTAATACATCATCCATCATCTCCTATCAGGACAGCG